GTATCACAGCCGACCCGACGGAAATAATGTACTCTGGAAAACAGTACAGAAAGCCTACAGAACTTTTACACCCTGATGGAATCTTTTACAGTGATAGTTGAACGCAGACCGAAGGTCAAAGCACGTCCACGTCACACCAAAGGTGGAAAAGTCTTCACTCCTAAGAGCACACTGGATGAAGAAGATTTTGTAGCAAAAGCATGGCAAGAACAAGTCGGTGAAAAATTCACCGAACCAGTAGAAGTAGTTTTATTTTACTCACCTGACGAAACAATCATACACGTCACCACATCACCGCACGGTGCTAAAACTTTACGAGGGGATCTTGACAACTACGTCAAGTTAAGTCTGGACGCATTAAATGGCGTTGCATGGGAAGATGACAACCAAGTAGTACGTTTAAACGCAGTGAAGGTAGACAGAATTGATACTGATTGAACTAGAAAAATGGGAATATGAGTGGGCATCTCATGTAGGTATCAGACGCTTTACGGAAAATTGGGAAAAACAAGATGCTGCCCATTATAAACGTGAATACATGGAAGACGACAGATCCGCTCAAGTAGCAGCCGCAATAGGAGAACTAGCAGTAGCACGAGTAACTAACCAATACTGGGGTGGTCACGTATGGGCAGGCAACCGTCATCAAGAAAACCGTAACCGTGCAGACGTAGGTTACAACATAGAAGTAAGAAGAGTTAGAACATCTAACAACGCGGCAGTACGCCGCAGGCAACTAGGAAAAGGACTTGTCCTGTTCGTAGTCAGACCAGTACGCACAGTCGAAATGTTAGGATGGTTAGATCACGACGAAGCGTGGGAACTTGGTAAACCATCAGGTTACGACGAAGACAACACGAGAGTTATAGCAGCCAACCATTTACATTGTGTAACAACTTGGAAGGCTAATGACAAAGAAAAAAGAATATCCGACTGAAGACTGGGTATTCACCAACAACAACAAACTTCTTTACAGGCAAAGACCAGCCACAGAACTAGAATCGTTGATGCAACTAGCACCCTTTCAAGATCCGTGGTACCCGTCGTTAGAAACAACAGCCCATCTTAAAGAAGCAATAGGTGAAGCAATAGATTCATTAACACCAGAAGACAAATGGATCTTTAATACTTTAATGATAGAAAGATTGTCTTTAAGAACAGCAGGCGCAGTGCTAGGCATACCTAAAACGTCACTAGCACGCAGACGTGACAAAATACGCAGAGAACTTATGACCGTCTTAATTGAATCAGAAGTGATTCAAAAATGGCTTAAACGAGACTGGTAACTATTCAGTTTCCCACAACGGAGTAACAGACTGTCTTAATAAACCCATTAGAGAAGTCGTCCAAACGGCGAAGGCTTCGCCTGCTTCGTCTACACCATCTATCGCTGCTTGAAAAGCAGCAAGTAACAGTTCAGCCTCTTCCTCATGGAAGATAAGCAACAAACCCAACACACCGTCCGGCGACCACTTAGCATGAATGCCATCTCTCACATCAAACAAATGAGCCGTGTCCTGAAGGTGATCATAAATATCTTGTTGAAGAGCAAACCCTTCAACCTCCATAAACTCGTCCCACTTTTGTTCAAGATCAGCATCCATAATTATTTAGAAACTTTGTCCTTTACAATAGTTTTAAGAACAGACACAGCCGCTGCTAAACCAGCAACACCCGCACCCTTGGCTGACGACAAGTCAGCAACAACGAAAACACCGAGAAACGCTTGGGCGAAAGTCCACCCTGCACGTTCCAGTACATCAAATATGTTCTTCAAATTTTTTCCTTTATTAGATTACTAATACCTAGGTTTTCTAGGTTTACGACGAGCCATAACTTCTCCTTATGAGATTCTATTAGTGTTGTATCTAGATCTACCTCTTCTAGAAGGACCCGTAAGAGATCCTGATCGAGAAGCCTTTCTAGTATTTCTAAGCACTCTTCTCATTTTTTCATCTCTAGTTAAACGACCCCTTGCTGAAGGTTTTTCATTGCGTCGATACGCCACTAGTCGTTCTCATCAAACTTGGCACGCATGCCATTAGCCATACGTAACATGGCATCCCCAGTAAGAGAACCTTGGTTCCCACCCTGAGAAGCAGTGTCTACTAAAACCTTTGAGGTCTCAGGTACCTTCATTGTTGTACCATCTAATTGATGTGGCATCCTAACCTACTTTCCGAAAGGGCGACCGCCGTGAGCGGCGTTACCCAATTTAGTGTTCCGCAAAAACGATGCGGCTTTCTTAGCCTTCTGACTCATATCCCACATGTTGAATGAAGACGTAGAGTTATAAGGCTGCTCATCTTGTGAACCGAACGTTTCTTCAAACGTTCCGTATCCTTCACCTTTTGGCATAATATTTATCCTTATTGTATAAACAGGGAACCAAACGTTTCACCGTTCACTACACCTGTAACCTTCAAAAAACCTTGTGTCTCTTGAAACTCTCTAACAGCAGCCACAGTTTTTCTACCATAAATCCCATCAACAGGACCAGCATCAAAACCACGCTCCGCTAACTTTCCCTGCACTAAACGCACAGGCAAACCACGGCTACGGCTAGGACGAGACAACGGTCTCTTCTTAACCTGCTCATGTAAATCTTTAAAGAACTGAATGATCGCAGCCCAATCAACAGCCTCAGGTGCCTCAACGACACCCATGCCATTCTCAACCCAGTCACCTAACGCATCACCCGGACATGTCGTGTACCCTTTACTGCTTTTCTTTCGGTGTGTCGAAACCCAAAGTCCTTTACCAAAATGGGCCTCAGCACTATCAACAACTGTTTGTAAAGCACGTAGAACATTGTCGCTAGGCTTGTTAAAGCCCCAACCAGTAAAGCACACACTAATGGAACGACTGTTCCAACCCTTAGTCCCCGCTCCACGATTATCCCAACCTCGTCCTTCAAAAATTATTCCACTCTCATCAACCAACCAGTTGTACCCAATACCATCCCAGCCTTTACCCATGTGATGGCGTTCAAATGCTTTAACAGCATCCGAATTCTTAGGTCCGTTCTCAACACCAGAGTGATGCACCACAACACCCTGCACTCTTGATCGGTTCAACCTGTCAAACTTTCCCTTAGGAGGAGGTTTAGCACCCCACTCTTTTCTGGAAACATACTTCATAATTTAAATACCTCTTTGTCCCGTTACCTGTCTTTACGAATCAAGTCTTTAAGATCTTGTTTCTCGTCAAGTTTCTCATATTTTTGATTAGCAACCCAGTTTTGTTGCACTTGAGGAGTGTCGAAATTAACTGACACACCACCAAGAGTGCTAATCAAGTTTCTCACATGATTGCGTTGATACTTGGGTTCATTAGGAAACATTCTTCTAATAACACCAATGCTTGGCAACAACCCTTGAATCAGATACACGTGATGGTCTCTCATTTTCCATTCATCAGTAGGAGCCTTCTTAGCCATACCCACACTAGAAAGAATATCGACCAAACCCGGAATAATAGTAATAGCCTTTGGAGTTCTCTGATAACGACCACTGAAAGGAATACCAGTAAACATGTTCTTACCGAAAGCCACCTCTAAAGGAGCCTTAATGATAGGAGAAGTCATACCGAAAGCAGCCTTCGCTGTTTCTTTCCAACCGTCTTTACCACCCCTGAAAGGATCGTACCTTCCTAAATCTTGGAAAGGAATATCAGGAGCAGTGTAAACTTGAGCGCCTTTAAATTTGATAGGCAACCTGATACCAAACGGTTCCAAATAATAATCAGGAACCACGCCCTCTTCCTCAGTTCCTAACTCAAGGTTTCGTTTAGCCGCCAACAATTTATTAAACTTAGAAGGATTAGCACCTATCTGCTGCAACTGGTAAGGAACATTCTTACGAGTCCAAGTGTAAAACGGGAAGAACCTTCTCATCCACTCTCTCTCAAAACCAGTCAACTCATCGTAATCGAATTGGCTTTTAGCAATTCTTTCCAAACCATCATTAACTGTTCCACCCCAACGCACAGTGTCCATACCAACACCTATACGAATAATGTCCTCAACCCAACTGTTGAGAGTACGAACAGCAGCGAACGGAGCGAACGTTGGTTTCCAAGGACGCAACTCGACTCGACCTCTTTCACCTATAAGGAACCTCATCGTGCGAGCGTTTCTTAAACCAGTCTCTAACTCAAATGCTGAAACCGCTTGACCACCACCACGCACACCAGCCTCAAGAAAATCAACATAATCAGCCATGTCTTTATTTGTTCTTCTCAACTTGTAAGCAGCATCCATGAAAGAACTTTTATCTTTACTAGCCTGCCTAGCAACACGAGTAGTTATCTGCGCTGATTTGAAAATCTCATTCAAATTCACACCATCTAACCAAGCGTTAAAGAACGCACCAAAAATGTTACGCTGCACAAATCCGGGTGTAGCAATCATGCCAGCCTTAAGCCACGTCTGTGTCTTATCCCACGCTTTCCAAAAACCATCCACCTGCACAGGATCATTGATCTTAGCGAACGTTTGAATAACAGCATTCATATCCCTATTCAAAGCAGTATCACCACTCAACAAAGCCCACGGACCCCACTCAGAAGCAACCAACGAATCTTTAATTGCTTTCATAGCAGTTTTACGAGAAGCATCAGTGGCAAGAAAATCAGCACCCTCCTGATCTAACCCAACAGCCCTCTTAACCAGATCATCAAAATCTGCTGCTCTCTTACGGGAACCAATAGTAGCCCCCTTCGTTGTGGTGCCAGCAGCCTGAGCAGTTGCTTCCAAATCTCCTAAAAGAGTTTGGACTCTCTGTTGAGTCTCAAACAAAGCACTATTAGCATTAGCCGCAGCAATCTCATTGTCAACAACTTTCGCTGCTAAAATAGCAACCTGCCGTTGAGACTCTAACAATTTTTGTTGACGACCATCCGATATTTTTATAGCCGATTCCAATTGTTTAATAGCATTATTCAAACGGTTACGTTCAGCAGACAAACTGTTACGACGAGCGATCAGATACTCCAACTGAGGTATCTGATCAACAAGTTTTAACTCATCGTAAAGAACTCCACCCACCTCAGCCTGAGAACGAGTTAAACCCAACTGTTCACTCAACCCGACAGTACGCTCATTAAAAGCAACCAACTCTTCCGCAGCAGTTTCCTGCGCTTTCTTAGTGAAATCACGTGTACCCGCAGTCATACTCCCATGACCAGTAGAATCATAAAGATCATTAACAGTCTTCACATTCTCTTTCCAAATTCGTACACGTTTAACAGGATCAGTTAAAGACTCTGCACCACCAACACCACGATTGAGCCGAATTAAAAAATCTCTTATATCTTTTAAAGCCTTCACCGATTCAGTGGATTCAGCAGCAACAACAGCACCTTGATTAATTAACTTGATTTGAGTACGAGCCTCATCAATAGTTGACTTAATCAAATTGTGCATTGACTCAAACGTGGCGATTAAATCTTCACGTTCACTAAAATTCATTTGAGATAAACGAGGTGGTTCTGCCCCTGCCGCAATCTCCCCAACTTTCTTCTCACGTCTTACTTGCAACGCTTCCAAATCACGAATCGCTTTATCTTCAATATTTTTAGCACGAGCAACAGGAGCAGGTTTATCCCCTCCTGTAACAACCCCATACTCTTCTCGTAAAAGTTTCTTTTGAGCATCCCAATCTGTTAAACCAGTAACTAAATTTTGATCATCACCAAACCATCTCCAACCAGCACCATCAGGATTCTCAACCCTGTAATACTGATAACTGTTACCTTTCCTAACCCTGACTACACCAATCGTTCCTTCAGGGTTGGAACCGTACAACTTCCATTTACCACCAACACCAGCATTTCTTAAATTAAAGTTAGTTACATCCCCTGTCACAGTAACCGATTGTTGAAAATCTAATGCTTGTGCCAATGATGCGTTCTCCGCATCAATAGCAGCCACCGCAGCACGAGCCTCATCGACACGCAAACGCTGCTCTTCTATCATCTCATCGATACGTTCTAAACTTTTTTCAGCACGCTTTGCTTTAGTCTCATTTTCTCGTGCCAACTTTTGTGCATCTTCAAATATTCTAACTTCTTCATCCAAAGTTAGACTTGCATTATGAGCCCGAATAACACCATCATCCGCTAACATCATTTCTTCACGAATTAATATTTCTAATTGCTCACGCACAACCATAAGATTAGTTAACAGTTCTTCTACCGCATCAACCGCCTCAGCCGTCTTAGCATTCTTTTCTAAAATAGGCCCAATCTGTTCACGCCACTGTTTTTCCGTAACCTTAATGTCTTCCAACTCTTCAGTTAAAACACGTTTACCACGAGCCTCAACAGACTCAGTTAAAGTACGAGGAGTAGTAAACGCTGACATGTCAATACCAAGAACAGACAATTCTTCTACGATGTCATTCATCTGTTGATCAAGATCCCAAATATAATTATCCATCTCCTCAACAACTTCAGATGCTTGCCGCCCATCAGGAGTCAACTTTAAAAGAGCAGTACGTTTTTGAGCGACTTTGTTTCTATCCTTATTGATCTTTTGTAAAATCCTGTTACGTTTCGCAACTTCTGTTGCTAACTGTTTAACACCCCTTTTAGTTTCCTTAGCCAAATCCCCAAACTGTTTGACACTGCCTTCAATGTCTTTTAACAAATAATCCAAATCTTCCGTCGGATACATTTCTCGAAGATCTTTCATAAAGTTTTGAACACGAATATCTCTACCCATGCCCTTCTTATATGATGTATTCAATTGCATCATATTAGTTTCATACATGTTGCTGCCGTAAGCAGCCATCGATGCTTCATTTGCTTGACGACGAAAAGACTTACCCACCACATTCGGGTCTTGATAAACAAAAGGTCTACCGGTATCAGGATCTAATAAAACAGTCGCAGTTTTTTTTCGCAACACATTACCGTCAGCATCCCGAACATTAACGTAACCTTCGCCAACAGTTCCCGTGCGAGAAGCCTCAACAGCATCATCACCATACACGGCAATAGTGTCACCAATCCAAGGAGTACGATCTTTAACATGAGCAGGGACTAAACGTCCATGGATCTCACGACCTGTTGACATATCCAAAGGATCAACAGCAGAATAATTTTCAATGTAACGAGGTTTCATGTCATCAACCATTACACGAGGAGCACGCCAAGACCCACCTTCTTGAGCGATAACCTTTTCAGCCTGATCCCAAACCTTTTTACCA